CAGCCGTTTCCGTTCCTTGCAAATAAGCAGCTATATGCAATAAAAAAGAACAACGAGAAACGGATATTAAGCATTTGTCCGGAAATGAAAAATCAGAGCGGAATTTATTTCTACACAAGGACTGATGAAAACGGTATATCTTACTTTTATATCGGTCAGAGCGTTGACTGCCTAGAGAGAAATATTTCACATTTATCCGGTTTTCAGCACATAGATCTTTCGATTAAAAAAAGAGGATTTTATAGTGAAGAAAATCCGTATGGGTGGAAATTGGATTTTATCCATTATCCGAGAGAGAAGCTTGATGAAATGGAACAATATTGGATTTTGGAATATACAAAGAAAGGTTATCAATGCCGTTACAACAAAACGGCTGGCGGTCAAGGCGCAGGAAAAGGAAAGATAAACGAATTTAAACCGGCAAAAGGCTATTATGACGGCATTAAACAAGGCAAAAAGAGTCTTGCCAAGGAATTATCGCATATCGCTGAAAAGCACCTTGAAATCCGCTTGAAGCCGGAGAAACAGGGAAACAAAGTTTCTGAAAAACAGTATGAGAAGTTTATGGCTTTGATTTCTGAAAATACATATGAGGAGAGTGATTAATTAGATGGCAGAAGTCAAGTGGATTAAGATCACAACAGATGTCTTTGATGATGAAAAGATTCTGCTGATTGAGAGTATGCCGAGTGCGGATAGCATCATTACGATTTGGTTCAAACTTCTTATTCTTGCCGGGAAACAGAATAACAACGGAGTGTTTATGATGAGCAATAAGTTGCCGTTCACGGATGAAATGCTTGCCACCATTTTCCGCAGAGATTTGAACACGGTAAGGCTTGCGCTTAAGACTTTTGAAGAATTTGGAATGATTGAAGTTGTTGACAATGTGATAACGATTCCAAATTGGAATAAGCATCAAACGCTTGACGCTTATGAGAAGAAAAAGGAACGTGACAGGCTATATCAGCAGAACCGGAGAAAGAAGCAGAAAAACCTAATTGGGCAAAAATCGCCCGATAAATCGTCTGACGTCGCTGTTTCAGATAAAGAAGAAGAAAAAGAAGAAGATAAAGAGAAAGAAAATATAAAAGAAAATTCGCTGTCGACCGATTCCGGAGATTTGTTTGATTTTGACGATGCATGGAAAAAGACTTTTAGTATATACCCCAAGAAAACAGCGTACAGCACCTCTAAAACGGCTTGGATGGATAAAGTGCTAGAAGTTATCGAAGAGAACCAACCGGACATTGCACGGCTGTTATACAAAGCCACGGAAGCATATTTGAGTGACTATCAAGAAAAGAATCCGGACGATACGGATTTTCGATACATTCCAAAATATGTCGATTGGCTGAAAAACGATTGCGACTATTGGTTGCAGATTGCGGAGAAACGAGGTGATTGTAGTTGACAGAAGCGGAGTTCGGAGTGATCGGGTGCGTACTGATTGACAATGATGTGCTAAATAGCATCTGGCGAACACTGAAACCGGAAATGTTTAGTTCGGATTTCGCGCAGGACACATACAAGGAAATGCTTGCCATGTATGACCGGAATGAAAACATTGATCCCATGTCTTTGTCAATGGCACTTGAGAATCACAAATACACGCAGGAGCAGATTAGCGAATTGATGAAATCCTGTATTACCGGAACAATCACTTCAACTATGGTTAAAAGCTATGCCGATGCGGTTGCGAAAGAATACAAGGCAAGAATGGTTCGTGACATGTATCAGAAATCCAGTTTAAAACCATGCGACATTGATGATACAATCAGCGATCTTCTTACAAGACTTGAACATTTGCAAGAGGGGAAAGAAGTAAAGTTAAAACCAATTAAGCAGATTTCAGTTGAGAATAAAGACAAATATTTCAACGAAAGTGTTGGAGAGGGAGGTATAAAAATCGGGTTATCGCAACTTGATGATGCACTTGGAGATCTCGAACGCGGTGACGTAACAGTAGTTGCTGCAAGACCGGCAGTCGGAAAATCCGCACTCACAACGCAGATTATTGGGAATATGGCAAAGAGAGGTCTTAAAGTTGCATATTTCAATTTGGAAATGAGCGATAAGCAGGTGTATGAAAGATTCGTTTCAAGGCTTGCAGAAATTGGTTTAACGAGAATAAGGCGGGCGAAAGCATTTCTTGGTGATGAGCAGGAAAAATTTAACCAAGCAAATGAGGAAATGAGCGATTATCAATTATGGATTGCGTCCGGTACTGTATCTCCGAGGGAAATAAAGTCAGAATGCAGACACCAAAACTTTGATGTTATCGTTGTTGACTATCTGCAGTTGCTTATGCCGGATAACAGATATTCTGGAAGAAATGAAGAAGTAGCATCAATTTCAAGAGGTTTAAAATCGGTTGCAAGAGACTTAAATACGCATGTAATAGCACTTTCGCAGATAACAAGGGCTTCCGAAAGCAGAGACACAAAAGAGCCTACCATGGCAGAGTTGAGGGAATCCGGGGCAATCGAACAGGATGCGTCAAACATAATTATGCTGTGGAATCTGTCAGACAATGACAAGGGAGCCAAGGGTGTAAAAATCGAGAAGAACAGACAGGGAATGACAATGCGTGAAGCAATGGAATTTGATGGAGATCACATGAAGTTTGTTGAAATCGAAAAACCGTTTGATGATGTTGTTGCGGAAATAAAAAAGAAAGAACGTGGGGACGGATTTAAGCCATACAATGGCGATTGTCCATTTTAGAGGTAGTGGATATGGCAAGTGCAAAGATCGAAAAGGGTTCGGAAGAATGGCAAGTATTTATGGATTACTGGCAATTCATTCAGAAATACTATTCCCCGGACAACGATGATTCTTGGTGGGATGAAGTCGTAAAAGCCGGAGAATCATTGATAAACAAATACAAAGGAATGGAGATTGAAGAGCGTGCAAGACAGCTTGTATTGAGTCATTTTGCATGGTTGGAAATCACATACAGAAAGGAGAAATCAAAGAAATGAGCAATGCGTTGAGACGAAATAAAAAGCCAACATTTTACACAAAACAGGAAATGCGGATTATCGGGCGAAATGATTTTGAAAAGAGAAATGCGGATAAGGTTATAGCGAAATCATACAAAGATTTTGTCGTGATTGGGTACATAATTCTGCATGACAAATTCGGTTTCGGACAGGCAAGAATCATCCGGTTGCAGGATTTTTTGAAATCCTACCTAGATGAAGCAGCATCCGGTGGAAATACCGGAAAGGATTTGGCTGTTTATCTTAAAAGCAAATACGAAATCGACATCAAAGAGGAAGTCGGAAAAATTCCACAGAGACAGTTAATGAACATGTATGCAAAGAAAGGTTTCTGCATCGAGCGTGAAGCCTACAGACTTTCCAGCGCGTCATTGTTTAACTATTTCGCGCTCACGCTTACGATTCTGAAAAAGGAATTTAAGCTGTCTGTGAAGCAGTTACAGCAGTTCACGGACAAGTTTATTGACTACATCGACACATTGGCTAATTACAAGCAGTTTCAGTTGACTGTACCGATGATAGCGCAGAGTTTGGCGAATGAGATTAAGTTTGTATGCGATTTGGAGGTTTAATATGACAAATAAAGAAAAATACGGAAATGAGATTATAGAACTTGCGGCAAACACAGCACTGTTTGGATTAAAAAATGGAAAGCCTGCAATTTGCGAAGAAATTAAATGTGAAGAGTGCGATTTTTATGAATCAGATTCGTGCAAAGGAAGTACATATAATTTCCGCGAATGGCTTAATTCAGAATATGTTGAGCCGCCTGTTGATTGGAGCAAGGTAGCGGTCGATACGCCGATTCTTGTGAGAGGCATAGAATCTGATGCGTGGATACGGAGGCATTTTGCAAAATACGAGAACGGAATAGTGTACGCATGGGGATACGGAGCAACATCTTGGAGTGCGCGCGGAAGTGGCGATATAAGCGATTGGAAAATGGCAAAGCTGGCAGAAAGCGAGGAATAGACATGGAGAGACTAACGGAGAGAAATCCGTTGTGGATTGATGATGAAATGTGGGAAAGGGCATGTGAACCAGATTGTGAAGAAATAGATGCCGTATATCGGAAACTCAAAGACTATGAGGATGCCGAGGAACAGGGCAGAATGATTATTTTCCCATGTAACAAAGGAGATAAAATCTATGAATTTTATCGCGAATGTGCAGAATGCAGATTAGAAGCCGGAGAGACACCGGAAGATATTATCAGCATGAGGAGAGTTCGTTATTTTGGGTATGATGGAGATGAAGCATACATTTACGCGTCACAAGCATTACCTGTTCGACTTTTTAATAACGATGAGCCATTTTGTATTCCGGTAAGTGAGATAGGCAAAACTGTTTTTCTTTCATACGAAAAAGCAGAAGCAAAACTGAAAGAAATGAGAGGTGGAGAGAATGGATAAATTTCTTAAAAGCGTAAGCGAGCGTGACTTTGATAGAAGAATATCGGAAGTAGTTGAAATGCTTGAGAAAAAACAACTCTACGGAACTATCAGTTTGATAAAAGATTTGAAATATTACCTTGACTTAGCCATAGGAGAAAAAGCACACACTTGTAACTGCCAGCATAACAGCAATTCAAGAGATAACGAGCCTTGTTGCAGATGTGATAGCAAACACACCAATGCCGACAGGATAAGGAATATGTCGGATGAAGAAATGGCGGAACGTATTGCAAGCAGTTCGAACTTTAATTGTGCTGATTATTGCGATAGTTTTCAGATGGGTGTGCTTTCAGATGCAATAGGAAAGAAAGAGGGGTTAGCATTAGTGTTAAATTGGCTTCAATCAGAAGCAGAATAGGAGAGAATATGGAAGATAGATATTTGTTCAAGGCAAAGAGACTTGACGATGGAGAATGGGTGCAAGGTAATCTTATTCAAAGTTGTGATGCAACAGATGGATGGGAATCAATTATAATCCCTGTCAAGAATAGTAATATGTTTACAAAACATATTGGACATGGTTACGGAAACCTTGGATTTGAAAATTGGTACAGAGTTAACCCATCCACCATCTGCCAATGCACTGGCTTAAAAGATAAGAACGGCAAGCTGATTTGGGAGAATGATGTTGTAAAAATAAATAATAGCAAGGTGAATACGCTTATAACATTTAGGGATTTTGAAATTATATGTACAATTCCTAACGAAAAATATTATAAGCACAGACTTGAATATGATACTGAATATGAAGTTATCGGCAACATCTTTGACAATCCGGAGTTATTGGAAAGCGAGGGATAATATGACGGAGAGTGAAGCAATTAAGATATTGAAGAAAGACAGTTGTTATGAATGCGCACAAGGCACAGACAGCCCGCTTAATTGTGAATATGGGGGATGCAGGGTTGCGAAAGCTACTAGAGTAGCAATACAGGCACTTGAAGAAGTACAACAGTACCGTGTAATCGGCACACTGGAGGAATGCGGGGCGGCGGCGGTTAAGCAGACGGCGAAGAAACCTATATTTAACCATAACCTTAGTGATACTCTTTCTATATTCCATTGTGAATGCGGAAACAAAATTAAAGTCAGTCACGATATAGGGATAATGAATAACAACAATGCGCCAAATTACTGTAGCAAGTGCGGTTGCAGGTTTGATTGGAGTGATGAAGAATGATGTTTCAATCGTGCATAAATTTCATTCTGCTAATACTTATAGCCATTAGGTTAGATATTCTAACAAAATTTGGAGTTAATCTTTTTTGCATTCTGTCAGTTGTAGCGATGATCGGACACGAGATTTTTGATTATTTGAAAAGAGGAGATAAAAACGATGGGACTGATTGATGCGGACGCGCTAAAAGAATATTGCATGAATGCGAGTAAGTCTGATGATGATTTTAGGAGAGTAAGTTTGGCAACATTGGCGAACGTGGTAGATGCACAGCCGACTGCCTACGATCCGGACAAGGTTGTGGAGCAGTTGGAAGACTATGGAAATGAAGAAACACACTATTATAAAAACACTCCATATGAAAAGTGCATAGAAGAATGCGTACATAAAGCAATCGAGATTGTGAAAGGCGGTGGAGTAGAGTGACAAGCAAAAAATTATGTGAAATGTGCACGGAGTATTCTGCTGACGAAAAATGTGAGTACAAAAATACTTGCGAATTGCAAAAGATTTTGACGGAAAACAAAGACCTGAAAGCGGAAAATAAACAACTTAAAGCGAAAGTTGAAAAGTTAGAAGTTGAAAAATCATGGTGGAATTCACCGGACATGATGGGAAGGTGGTGAAACAGATGGCGATTAAACCAATTTTATTTAACACCGAGATGGTTCGGGCAATTCTGGACGGACGGAAAAGTTGTACCAGACGGTTGGTTAAACATGATGTTGAATCAGTTCTCAACAGTCCATATCATAAGGCACATCCAGAGCTAGAAGATAAACAGATTATAAGCAAACTATGTAATCCACCGTATCAGCTTGGGGATATCATCTACATCCGTGAGACCTGGGCGTGGTGTCCGTGTTGGGATTGCGGTCTGGATGTTGAAGAGACCGGATGCGGGCACGAACAAGAGCAAAAATACAATGGTGAGAAAAAGGAACATGGATGTTACATATACCGTGCATCGTGTGCCGACAATGAATATCCATCGGTGGATACGTGGCACCCATCCATCCACATGCCGAAAGAAGCGGCGCGTATCTGGCTTAAGGTTACGAATGTGAGGGTGGAGCGGTTGCAGGAAATCACGGTGGATGGATGCCACAGAGAGGGTATAAATATTGAAACAAGTGCTGTGACAGATGGAGAAACTTTAAATAGAAAACATGATTTTAGCTTAGAGAAGTTTGAAACCCTATGGGATTCAACCGTAAAGAAATCCGACATTGACCGCTACGGTTGGGATGCGAATCCTTGGGTATGGGTGATTGAATTTGAGATGTGCGAGAAACCGGAAGGAGTGTGAGGTATGAGTAAAAGCAGAGCCAGTAAAATGAACGGCTATCGTAGCATGGTAAGCCGTCAGAAAAATGATGTTTTTAAATTTAAGCCTAAGAAGAAAAAGAAAGGGTGATTCGAAATGAATTTTCTTGAACACTATGTAACAAACATAACTCATGTAGAACCGATCGAGAAGAACGGAATGTTGCTTTTCAAGGTTGTATGTGATGTTGATTGCTATGGTAACAAAGAGATTCAGAAAGAAGTTTTACTTTCAGAAGATGATTATGCAGAAGCAAAAAGTAAGGGCTATTATTTAGCCTAAAAAGAAAGGGTGATTCAGAGTGAAGATTTTAAGTAAGAAGAAATACAACAAACTCATTGAAGATCTTGAGGAATTGCAGAAAAAGGTCGAGGAACTCAAAAGGATAAACGAGAGTATCGGGAAAAAGCTGGAAGATAAAAAGACAAGTTGCAAGGCAAATGTTGGCAAAGATTTTTGTAATGTTTGCAAAAATTCTTACAGTTATAAGAACAATGATGGGCTTATTGCCATTAACTGTGTAGGTTGCTTGCTTGATGTGCCTTGCGAGGATTTTAAGAGAAAAGAAGATAACTAACTAAAAATCAAAGAAAGGAATAGGTTGTCGCGACATAAAACCGAGGTTTCCTTTTGGTAAGAGAAAATGTTAGATTTTGGATATTACAACATGGATTGTATGCAAGGAATGAAAGAATTTCCTGACAAGTATTTTGACCTTGCGATTGTAGACCCACCTTATGGAATTGGAGAAAATGGGGATAAAAACCATACAAGAGGTAAACTAGCGAGAGCAAAGAATTATAAGGCTTTTAGTGGAATGGATTTAAAGCCACCAAGCGAAAAATACTTTGATGAACTTTTTAGAGTTTCAAAAAATCAAATTATATGGGGCGCAAATCATTTTATCAGCAAAATGCCGTTTGATAGTAGTTGTTGGATTGTTTGGGATAAAGATAATGGAGATAACGATTTTGCTGATTGTGAGCTTGCATGGACTTCGTTCAGTACTGCAGTAAGGCAAATTAAATATAGGTGGGCTGGAATGCTTCAGCAAAACATGAAGCGTAAAGAAAATCGCATACATCCAACGCAGAAGCCCATTGCACTATATGAATGGTTATTAAGCAGATATGCAAAGCCTAATGACATTATACTTGATACTCATGTAGGCAGTGCGAGTAGCTTGATAGCTTGCTATAACACTAATCATAAATTTGTCGGGTTTGAGCTTGACGAATACTATTACAAGGTGTCAAAACAGAGGTTAGATACCGAAATGGCACAAATGAGATTAAGTGATTATATTTAACAGGAGAAATGGCTTATGAAATTTACAAAATTCATTAAGCCAGAACTTGAATACATTAAAGAAAATGCCAATTTCACGGAAGAAGAGGAGAGGATTTTCTCTCTTCTCTGCCGTGGTTTTTCACAAAAGCAAATATCCACAAAAGAAAATCTATCACTAAGAACGATAGAGTACAGAGTGAGAGATATAAAAGATAAAATAGAGAGAACGGGGGTATTTGATTGGATGAAAAAGAACTGTTGAAATATGCCGTTGATAGTGGTATTCTCGACATAGCACTTGTGCAGAAACAAGTCACTATGCAAAAGAGAGAAAAATTACTCAACAAAAATCCCTATAAAATCTATCAAGGAAAGGATGAGAACTGGTACTCATATCTGCCGGATGAAGTTAAAGGCAGACGTAAAATCAAGGCAAAGCGTAGAGAAGCGGTCGAGCAGAAAATCATTGATTATTGGAAAGAGAGAGAGGATGACCCTACAGTAGAGGAAATCTTCAATCGTTGGATTTCACAAAAGCTGGAACTTGAAGAAATCAGCAGGGCAACCTATGACAGATACTTAATGGACTTTCAGAGATACTTTGACGGTATCAAAGATAAGAAAATCAAAAGAATAGACGAATGCGACCTTGAAACGTTTATACGAAACAGCATCCATGATTTCAACATGACTTCCAAGGCATTCTCAAATTTCCGGACACTGATTTATGGAATCTTTAAGTATGCCAAGCGGAAGAAGTATGTCAAGTTTTCCATTACATACACGCTGAAAGACATGGACATATCGCCAAAAGCGTTTAAGCACGTAGTCCGACAGGCAAAAGACCAAGTATATATGCCGGATGAAAAGGAGCGCATGGAGATGTATCTTAGGAATCACTTAGATATCGTGAACCTTGGATTGTTATTCATGTTTAAGACAGGGGTTCGTGTCGGGGAATTGTCGGCATTAAAGCGGAAAGATGTTGAAAATTACACGGTTGCGATAAATTCTACAGAAACACGTTACCGGGATGATGATGGTTTTCACTATGAGGTCAAAGATTTTCCGAAATCAGAAGCCGGATTGCGATTTGCCATATTGCCGGATAAGTACAAATGGATTCTTGATGAAGTACGAAAGAGAAATCCCTTCGGGGAATATCTATTCGAGAGAGACGGAGAACGGTTGAAGTCCTATAACTTTCGTGAACGTTTGCGGTATATCTGTGAACATGAACTGCGAATGAAAGTGAAATCTCCGCACAAAATCCGAAAGACATATGGAAGTATCTTGCTTGACGGAAAAGTGAAAGAGTCCACAATCCTTGATACCATGGGGCATACAGACATTAGTTGCACAAAAGATCATTATTATTTTGATCGTACCGGAATTGAGGAAAAGAGACAGGAACTTGGCTTAATTGAAGCATTATAAGTCCCTAGTACTCAAAGGTACTCAAAGAAAAATTGAAAGAATGGCTATTTTAAGCCATTTCAAGGCAATCACTCTAGGGTTCGATTCCCGTACGGACTGTTTTAAAAGTCGCATAAACACTGTGTTTGCGGCGTCTTAAAAAAATTGGTACTCAAAATGGTACTCAAAAATTGAACACAAAAGAAAGGAGTCTGCACAAGTGCTTTAGATTCTTTTCTGTAAATGGTAGACTTGGAACGCTTTGGGCGTTCTTTTTTTATGCGGTTTTTCTGCTTATTTTTTGCGGAAGAACCGTATTTTTTTATGCAAAAATATAAGTATAGGAGGGATGCGGAATGTTATTTACAGATGAAATTCTTGAAAAAATCTTAACAAGAGAAGATGTGTCAAAGGTTCCGCTTGTGTATCAGTCAGCAATGATACACGCAATCAAGGAAGTATTGGAGGAAGAGAATGTATCAGATGCAAAATCAGAATATGGCATTTAACCCAAACCCAAGCTATGCCGCGTATCAGTATAACCCAATGCAGAGGTTTCAACAGCCAGAGCCACAGATTCCGCAGATGCAACCGCAGTTTCTTGGAATCCAAGGAAAAGTGGTGCAGTCAGAATCAGCAATCATGGCGAATGATGTACCTATGGATGGAAGTGTTGCGTTTTTCCCGATGCAGGACATGAGCGCAATCGTAGCAAAACAATGGGATGCCAATGGAACAATCAGAAAGACCGTTTACAAGCCTTTTAATGAGCAGATGGCAGATTCTTCGAGTGATGATAAAAGAATTGAAATAGGTCTATCTGACGATGCTACAAAGGCTATTACTGACAAATTAGATTGTTTGTTTGGAAAGATGGAAGAATTGGAGGATAAGTTATCTTCGCAAACGCAAAGAAAATCTTCACGAACACAAAAGGAGAGTGAGTCTTAATGAATCCTATGCAGATGTTACAGGGAATGAAAAACCCACAGCAGTTTTTACAACAAATGATGGGGAATAACAGCGTAATGAGCAACCCTATGGCTCGCAATGCTATGCAGATGGCGCAGAAGGGAGATTCCAAGGGCATCGAACAGATGGCCAGGAATTTGTGCAAAGAAAAGGGAATTGACGCAGATAAGGCTTTTGAGTCGTTTAAAAGCCAATTAGGAATGTGATACTAATTCTTGCAAGATTATGTATATAAAAAATGAATTATGGAGGTAAATTCTATGTTTAACACAGGTAATTGTGCATCCGTTCCGCTTGTCGCGAACATTGACGGAAACGGAAATAACAACGGATGGGGCGCAGAAGGCTCATGGTTATGGTTCATTATCGTTATCTTCGCTATCTTCGGATGGGGTGGATTCGGTAACGGATTCGGAGGAAACGGAATGAATGGTGGTGTCGGAAGCGAAATCCAGCGCGGATTTGATAATCAGGCGGTTGTGTCAAAACTTGACGGCATTACAAACGGACTTTGTGACGGATTCTATGCAGTGCAAACCGGCATGAACGGCATCAACACAAACATTTTGCAGACCGGGTTCGGCATTCAGCAGGCTATCAATGCTGATACAGTCGCTAATATGCAGAATACAAACGCATTACAGTCACAGCTTGCTAACTGTTGCTGTGAAACAAGAGAAGCTATCCAAGGCGTAAACTACAACATGGCACAGAACACTTGCGCGTTGCAGAACACCATGAACAGCAACACGAGAGACATTATCGACAGTCAGAACGCAGGAACACGCGCTATCCTTGATTATCTCTGCAATGAGAAAATTTCTAGCTTACAGGCAGAGAATAGCGACCTTCGTAGAGCGGCTTCACAGGATCGTCAGAGTGCATTACTTACAACTCAGATGGCAGCTCAGACACAGCAGATTATCAATGCAGTAAATCCGGCTGCAATCCCGGCATATGTCGTACCTAACCCAAATGCTTATGCATATGGATGTGGATGCAACGCCGGTTGTAACTGCTAAAACTAAATAATTGAGTATCTTAATTGAGTTTAACTCAATCATGTCTGCTATGCAGTATTACTTATAACCAAAGGGCAGACTATAATGTTTGCCCTTATTTTGTGAAAGAGAGGTAAAAATAATGGAAGTAACAGGAATTGCATTACAAACCGTTGCTGCTGGAGAAGATGTTGCATTTACAGAAACAGCAGTGAACGGAACAAAATGTATCGTACACAGACAGGGAAGTGGAATTATCAAGTTAAGAGGTATCACCAATCAGTGCAAGGCTAGATTTTTGGTATCGTATTCCGGCAACATTCAGATACCTACAGGCGGTACAGTTGGAGCTATATCGCTTGCCATTGCAGTAGACGGAGAGCCTTTACAGTCAACACGAATGATAGTTACTCCGGCAGCAGTACAAAATTTATTTAACGTTTCGGCTCAGGCATACGTTGATGTACCTTGTGGTTGTTGCAGTACCGTAGCCGTGCAGAATACATCTACGCAGGCTATCGAGGTTCAGAACAGTAATTTGATTGCAGTAAGGGAGGCTTGATATTATGCATAAGTTTGCGAAACAGATTATGGATTGCGTGAAAGCCCACGTTGACGGCATCGGAATCGAGAATTTTGAGGGACAAAACCTTGATGATCTCAAGGATTGGACGGAGATTGCAAAGAATATCGTATGCTTTGACAAGGACTATAACATTGTTGAAGCAATGAAAAAGTCTGAAGATGAAGAAATAATGCGTATGGTGGAAGAATTTGGGGATTATCCGGGAAGAAGATACTATAATGAGTACCGGTAC